GTTATAAATAATGTTTTTGATTTTAATAAATATGATGAAACAAAAAGAAAGATAGCTTACGACTTAACTGTATTAGGAATTGGCGCTTCTAAAACAAGCTTTAATTTATCTGAAGGTATCAAAGTTAATTATGTAGATCCCGCAGCTCTTGTTTATTCTTATACAGAAGATCCTAATTTTGATGACATATATTATGTTGGCGAAGTTAAAAATTTAAGTCTTTCTGAGGTAAAAAAACAATTCCCTAATTTGACTAATTCTGATTTAGAAGAAATTCAAAAATATAGAGGGCCAAGTAATTATAGTAATTACGTAAGAAATTATAGTGGTAATAATGATGACAATTTAGTTTCTATATTATTTTTTGAATATAAAACTTATGCTAATCAAGTATTTAAATTAAAATACACTGACCAAGGCTTAGAAAAAATATTAGAAAAAAACGACAGCTTCAATCCTCCAGAAAGCGATAACTTTGAAAAAGTAAGTAGAAGTATTGAGGTATTATATACAGGAGCTAAGGTTTTAGGAATGCCTAAAATATTAGATTGGAAGTTATCTGAAAATATGACTAGGCCTTATGGTAATGTTACTAAAGTTAACATGAATTATTCTATCTGCGCGCCTAGATTATATAAAGGTAGAATTAATTCAATTGTAAGCAAAATAACTTCTTTTGCGGATATGATACAATTAACCCATTTAAAATTACAACAAGTTTTATCAAGAGTTGTACCAGATGGGGTGTATTTAGATATGGATGGTTTGGCCGAGGTTGATTTAGGTAATGGAACCAATTATAATCCAGCGGAAGCACTAAATATGTATTTCCAAACCGGTAGCATCGTTGGTAGATCATTAACACAAGAGGGTGATTTAAATAGAGGTAAAGTACCAATTCAAGAATTACAGACATCAAATGGTATGTCTAAAATTTCCGCTTTAATCCAAACTTATCAATATTATTTACAAATGATAAGAGATACTACAGGATTAAATGAAGCTGTAGATGGTAGTTCACCTGATAAAAATGCTTTAGTAGGACTACAAAAAATGGCAGCCGCAAATTCAAATGTAGCTGTTAGACACATATTGAAAGCTTTAATGTATATTACAATAAGAAATGCAGAAAATATCGGTCTTAGAGTAAATGATGCTTTGCAATTCCCATTAACAAAAGAAGCTTTGCTAAGCAGTATTAATACTTTCAATGTAAATACATTAGAAGAGATTGCTAAATTAGATATACACAATTTTGGTATATTCTTAGAGCTAGAACCAGATGCTGAGGAAAAAGCAATGCTTGAGCAAAATATTCAAGTTTCATTGCAACAAAATTCTATTAATCTTGAGGATGCTATTGATATTAGAGAAATAAGAAATATTAAGTTAGCTAATCAAGTATTAAAATTAAGAAGAACTAAAAGAGCTGAACAACAACAAGCTGCTCAACTGGCTAATATTCAAGCGCAAGGCCAATCTAATGCACAAGCTTCAGAAGCAGCTGCTTTAGCTGAGGTGCAAAAACAACAAGCATTAGCTGAAACAAAAGTACAAATTGAAAAAGCAAAGTCTGAGTTTGAAATAAATAAAATGGAACAAGAAGCTTTAATTAAAAAACAATTAATGGCTGAAGAGTTCCAATACAAAATGAAGCTTGCTCAAATACAAGCAGACGCGCAAGCAATGAAAGAAAAACAAATAGAAGATCGTAAAGATCAAAGAGTTAAAATTCAAGGAACTCAACAATCTGAACTTATAGATCAAAGAAAAAATGATCTATTGCCTAAAGATTTTGAATCATCAGGTAATGATAATCTAGGTGGGTTTGGATTAGAGCAATTTGAACCAAGGTAAACTTTTTTATTAATCAATTTTATATTATTATATCATGGCAGAAGTACAAGTAAAACAAGAGGGGGAATTCAAAATGAAAAAACCCACTAAACCGAAAAATTTAGTGCAAGAACAAAAGATCGTAAAAGTTGAATTAAAAGATCAAGCGCCACTAGATAAACCTAAAGAAGAAGTTACCAAAGTGGTAATTCCTAACGAACAAAAAATAGAAGAAAATGCCGTTCAAGAGTCAAGCGCAGAGAAGGTGGATGTATCTAACCAATCCGGAGATGGCAAAGAAGTGGGAGAAAGAAACGCCAAAGGGGAAGACGCTACCCAAGAAAGTCAAAAAGAAGAAGTAGATTCCCCTATAAAATTAGTGGAAGATGAAGAAAATAATTCTGGAACGACGAGAATGGATGGAAGCAATGAAACTACCCCTCCCGTACCGGAACAAAAAGAAGTATTACAGGAAACAAAAGCACCAGAGCTACCCGAAGGAATAGATAAACTAATTAAGTTTATGCAAGAAACAGGTGGTACTGTGCAAGATTATGCAAGATTAAATGCTGATTATTCAAACGTTGATAGCAATACTTTATTAAAAGAATATTACAAACAAACAAAACCTCATTTGGATCAAGAAGACATTGATATTTTATTAGATGATTTCACTTATGATGAAGAAATAGATGAGGATAGAGATATACGCAAAAAGAAAATTGCGTTTAAAGAAGAGGTTGCAAAAGCTAAAAACTTTTTAGAAGAAACAAAGAGTAAGTATTACGAGGAAATTAAATTAAGACCTGGTATTACTCAAGAACAACAAAAAGCTATGGATTTTTTCAATCGCTATAATAATGAAGAGCAAAATAGAAGGTCTATTATAGACAGATTTGAAAAGACTACTGACAATTATTTTTCCAGCAATTTCGAAGGTTTCGATTTTAATGTAGGATCTAAAAAATTTAAGTATTCTGTAAAAGACCCTGTTTCTGTTGCAGACAGCCAGAAAAATTTATCTAAGTTCGTTGAGACGTTCTTAAACGACAAAGGTGAATTACAAGACCCTGGAGGTTATCACAAGGCCCTCTATGCCGCTAGGAATACTGACCAACTTGTAAATCATTTCTATGAGCAAGGCCGTGCCGATGCTATTAAAGAACAGATTGCTAAAACTAAAAACATTACAACTGAGCCAAGACAAACAGCCGGCGGTGATGTATTTATTAATGGATTAAAGGTCAGGGCTATTAGCGGGGCTGATTCTAGTAGACTAAAAATAAAAACAAAAAAATTTAACTAATTAAAAAAAATTAAAAATGGCAAATGTTTTACCTGCTTTTGGTTCAATTAAACCAAGTCAAAAGCAACAAATACTTAGTGATAACTACCTAAGTTTTACAGATGGTACTAATGACTTCGCTCAACAGTACCTACCCGAAATTTACGAGCAAGAAGTAGAAAGATATGGTAACAGAACTTTATCTGGCTTCTTAAGAATGGTTGGTGCAGAAATGCCCATGACTTCTGATCAAGTTGTATGGTCTGAGCAAAATAGACTACATGTTGCTTATGCTAATGTAACTGTTGCAACTGGTTCTACTTTAACATTCGTATTGAATGCTACTGCTGGAGCTAGCTTTGTTGCAAACGTTATTTCTGCAAATGATACTATTGTTCTTATGGATCCTGCTACAGGAAAAGAACTAAAATGTTTTGTAGAGTCTAGCGTTGATACTTCTCCTACTTTGGCTACTTTAACTGTTAAGCCTTATACTCAAGGAGATCTAATTGCTACTGGTGGTGGTTCTGAAATTGATTTTACAGGACTAACAACTGGTAAGATTTTTGTTTATGGTTCTGAATTTAAGAAAGGAACTGCTGACGGTCGTGAGCGTTCTATCACACCTTCTTTCACTCAATACAACAATTCACCTATCATCATTAAAGATAAGTATGCAATTTCTGGATCAGACGCTGCACAAATCGGATGGGTTGAAGTTGCTACTGAGGATGGTACTTCTGGATTCCTATGGTATCTAAAAGCTGAGTCTGAAACAAGACTACGTTTTGAAGATTATCTAGAAATGGCAGTTGTTGAAGGTGAACTAGTAAGCGGAACTTCTACATTGACTGTAAAAGGTACTGAAGGACTTTTTGCTTCTATTCAATCAAGAGGTAACGTTCTTAATAACTTTACTGGTGGAGCTACAGGACTTACCGAATTTGATAGCATCTTGAAAAACTTAGATACTCAAGGAGCTATTGAAGAGAACATGCTTTTTGTTAATAGAGGACTTGCTCTTGATATTGACGGCATGCTAGCTAATGTTTCTGATGGTGCTCAAGGTGGTACTGCTTATGGATTGTTTGAAAATTCTGAAGAAATGGCATTGAATCTTGGATTTAGTGGTTTCCGCAGAGGATCTTACGATTTTTATAAGACAGATTGGAAATATCTAAATGATGCTTCTACAAGAGGTGCAGTTGCAGTTTCTGGTATTGAAGGAGTTTTGATTCCTGCAGGTACCTCAACTGTTTACGACCAAATTTTGGGAACTAACATCCGTAGACCTTTCTTGCATGTAAGGTATAGAGCTTCTCAGGCTGATGATCGAAGAATGAAATCTTGGATTACTGGTTCTGTTGGAGGTGCTTATACTTCAGCGCTTGATGCTATGGAAGTACACTTCCTATCTGAAAGATGTCTTGTAACTCAAGGTGCAAACAATTTCGTATTGTTCACAGCTTCTGCATAGACTATTATTGTAAGGATAAGGGGTATCGTAGTGGTGCCCCTTACTTTACATTTTTTTATTAACTATTTAATTATATTATATCATGGCTAAACAAGCTACCACAAAAAACACAACTACTGATAACGTTATTGACGTTCCACAAAAAGAAGAGACTATTAATGTTATTCCAGTAAAAAAAGAAGTAAAACCTTCTAAACCCCAATGGGAAATTAAAGATAGAACTTATTTGTTAAAAGGTGCACATCAACCTATAACATATACGATTCAATCTAAACATTCACAAAGATGGCCAATGCTTTGGTTTAATAATGAAACCGGTGAGCAACAAGAGCTTAGGTATGCAACTAATCAAAACTCACCTTTTGTAAGTGAACAAAAAGGAGAAGTAACATTAGGGCATATAATGTTTAAAAATGGTTCATTGTTTGTTTCTAAAGAAAAACAAAATTTACAAAAGTTACTTTCTTTATATCATCCTAAGAAAGGTGTATTATATTATGAATACGATCAAGTAGAAGTTGCTGAAGATGATTTAGAAGACCTTTTAACAGAGGTGGATGCACTGAATGCGGCAATGGGTATGGAAATAGATCAAATGGAAGCTATATTAAGAGTTGAGGTTGGATCTAA